TAGGTGGTTTCCTCGTTAACGTAGAACTTACGATTGCGCCCGAGCGCATGTAATTGTGAGACTCCCATTGTGTCCTCCTTAGCTCGAGCTTACCGAGCGTTCGTATTGAATTTGAACCTGTGCCAAGACCGAGCCATCACCCCGCGCATCGGGGTCACCCTCGTCGGTCTCGAACTGCACGAGCTTGGTATTGATTGCGTTGGTGCCGCGTGTGGGGTCAGTGTTGAGCGCCGCAATCAAGTCATCGATGAGGTTATTGAGCTTGGTGCTTCGGTCGCTCTGGCTGTTGCCGCTGACGTGACCGATGACGCTGACGTTGAGCGTGCATCGGATGCGGTTGAATGGCTGATACTCGACCTGCTCAGCTTGTGGTACGTAGCCGATAAAGGGACGCTCACCGGTCTTCACGTCAGCATAGCCACGAGCGAGCGCTTGCACTTTGACCACCGTGGTCTTGTACCCATTGGCGACGGTGATGCTCTCGAAGGTCGTTTGAAGATTGCTCAAGATGAGCTTGCGAGCTGGTGTTGCCATTATTCGGCACCTTCCTCGATGGCGTCCTCAACCAGACCGTCAAAGATCTCATGAATCTCAGGCAATGCTGCCTTGACTGCTGCGCCAATGTAATACTTTGGAGGCATCCGAACGCTTCGACGCAAGAAGTAGGCGACCTGGCCCTTGTCGTCTTTGAGTGTGCCGGTCTTCTTGTCGAGCCACAACAGTCGATTCTTATCTGCTGGCAAGTCTCGAGGGCTTGGAAAGTCTCGATTGCTGCCGCCAAAGAAGTCGGTGTTATCATGATTTGGGATTGCGAGGGCTTTGGCTCTCGTTGGCTTAATAACACCGCCGCGATCGTGTATCAGTGCGTAGGGTAAACCACTGAAGACATCAACCGACGCCTCATCAGAGTCAGCAAAGTAGACACCGCCAGCTTTCCAAGAGCCTCTCAAGCGACCGGTGTGCGGTCCCTTCTCGAGTAATCGTCCAGTGCTGTCTTGGAGCTGGCGCACCATGACCTGAGACGATTCGATAAGAGCATTGGTGACGCCTGCACCGTACTTCTCAACGAAGCCACGAGCGAAAGCCTCAATGCTGCTCGTGTCCATCTTTGCCTCAAAGTCAGCCGCCATCTCAGTCCTCGTTGTTCTTGAACTGGTCGAGCCTAAATGGTGCCAGTGGTGCGTCTGAGTTGTTGCGGATTGACTCTTTACCAGCGATAGACCCACCACCAAAGAACACGCCGGTTGAGCCTCGCGCCGCCTCTGCACGCAACTCTTTGAGTAGAGCTTGGTAGTGGGTCGTCTTTTGAGATCGTGGACCACCAAGCCCCAAGGCTTGCCGGTCTATCTCGCGTGCGAACTTGCCAAGGATTGCCTCGATGCAATCAATGGAGGTCAACACGACATCGTTTCGAATTGTTAGAAGGGCAGTGATCGTCTCATTGGAAAGCAAGACTTCCTCGCTGTCGGTGTCACCGATACGAAGCCGCACTTTGTCGAGGTCGGTGCTCAGATTCTCATCAAAGGAAAAACTCACCGCTTGCCACCCTTCACTTTAGCTCGTCGCTTAATGCTCTGCGACAAGAGCTCATCTGGTACATCAATGAGAGTCCCGTTTTCCAGCATACGCTGGAAAGCGGGCCACTCATGCGCTTGAGGGAGCGGGGTCCATGGTTGAACCTCGCCCCCTTCAAGCTTGAGCCGTTTGGCTGCAAAGATCATTAGGTCAAGCAGCTCGTAAAGAAAGCGCCGAGCTCGGTGCTTACAACTTTGAAGTCGAAAGCCGCGAGCGCTTCAATACGCTGGCTGTGCTTGTGATCGATGCGGTAATTGAGAACGCGAAGCCCTGAAGCATTGCCACCCTCAACACCGGTGAAGTTGAACATGTAGCCCGCACTTGGAGTCATGAGACCTGGTGCGTCTGGCACGTAGTAAAGAGCCGCCTTCGCGTCTCCAAACACGAAGTCCAATGAATCAGTTGCACCCTGCACTGCGCTGTTGACGATTGCACCAGGAACGTGGACACGAGCAACACCAAACAGGCTCGCCATCAAGTCAGTCGTAAGCATACCGGTTTGGGTATACTTGACGCGCTGCAAGAGGTCGTCAGCATTTGCAAGTGCTGTGTATGTGTCCTTAGAAAGCACGAGAACGTTAGGACGTCGCCCGGTCTTGCTCTCTACAGAGTCAATCTGTGTTCTGATGTCATCAATTGGGGTCGCGTTTGATGCGTCCCACTTGGTGCTCGGTGTGATATCGCCGCCAGTTGTTGAACCGGTCCATAAGCCAGTTGTGAATGCAGCACTAGCAAAGACTTGCTCACGCTTCAGAAGCAACTGCTCAGTGATGTACTGAGTGGTTGAGACTTCGATGTTGAGCGCTGCATCAGCATTGCCTACAACGTAGTCATCGAGGTCCATGTGGACGCCATACTGATCACAACTGAAAGTGTCAGTTGAGAGCGTGTAGTTGGCACCAACTGTCTCAGAACCGGCCGCACGCAAGTCTGCGATTGAGCGAAGGTAGTTGCCCTTGTCAAAAACAAAGAAGCGGTCAGTAAGCTTTGGTGTAGGGATCGGTGCGAACACCTTATCAGCGATAAAGCGTGTTTGCTCTTGGGAATACGCCACACTGATGTTGCTCAGTGCTTCATCAACGTGAACCTGTGAAGTGAGTAAAGGCATCGTTTTTTCTCCTTTTGAAAATCAGTGATTAAGCTGCACGCGCACCGTTGATGCAGTTGATAGCGCAAGAGATGATCTCGCCTGCTGCGCTTGCTGCTTCTAGGGCTTGTCCAACAAGTCTAACAGTGGTGTCAGTACCAGCCGCAACAACGTCAGCCTGGCCATCGTCGCCGGTGCCGATGTTGCTACCTACCGCAATCGCCTCATTGGCTGAGACCTTGCTGATGCCGTAGAGCATAACGCTCGCGGCTTCACCTGAAGCTGGTGCATTTTGCAAAACACCGATTGGAATATCTGTTACTGCTGCGCAAACGTTGACGGTATTGTCAGCGGTAATTTTAACAAAGTAGTACTGCTTAGCACTTAGGTCTGCCGCTGCGGTGAACGTTGCGACCTGTCCTGGTAATTCGTAAGCCATCGCTTTTCTCCTTATGAGTTACGCTTTGCCGAGTACTCGGCGTAAAGCGCTGGGTTGGTTTGAATTGTTTTCGCAATTGCTGAAGCCATAGAGCCGCCTGACTTTTGGACTTCCTCATTTGCGAGTTGCTGGATGCGCTCCCAAGCGTCACTTGCTGCTTCGACCGGTGCATTGCTGCCAGCCTCAACCAGTGTGGCGCCGCCCTTCATCCCGTTGGATGCAGCGGTGAGAGCTTTCTCGATACGAGCACCAAAGTCCGCATCGCGTGCTTTAGCTTCAAGCACGAGATCACAAACTTCTTCGAGCGAGTGACCTGGGATGTTACAGAGTGACTTCTCACTCTTAGCAATAAACTCGCTGCGCTCACGCTTGGCTAGTTCTTGCCCTAGTTCACTCTCGAGCTTCTGGCTCTTCTCGACCAGCTCCCGATTTGACTTCCAAAGAGCCTCAACAGCTGCTCGTGCCGCGTCAGGAAGTTCACCAAGTGACTTCTTGAGCTCTTCTTCTTCGTCTTCTTTCTTCATCTCTTCGTCTTCATGCTCAGCTTTCTCAGCTTCTTCTTCTTCAGACGCTTCGATCTCGACCTCTACCTTTTCACCGTTAGCAGTGCGAAGCGCTTGCAGCGCGTCACTCACCGGCATCATGTCAGAGAAAGACTCTAGGAGCTTCATAGCTGCCGAGATTGCCGCTTTGGCGTCCTCTGGCAGTTCCATTTTCTCCATGTCTTCCTCTAGCTTTGCGATTGCTTCCGACCGTCCCTCGGCCTTCAGCACTTCGACCAAGATTTGCTCCATCTTCATCTCGTTACCTCGTGCCGACTTCATCAGTGGAAACCGGCGTTTTAGATTTGCACCGCTCTCGACGAGTGACACTTCATGTGTCCTGACGTCTTTGAGCGATGTGACGCGGCGCTTCTTTGCCATCGTCTCACCTCGACTTGTTGTTGATTGATTGCCTACTCGGCTAGTGCGCGGTCTGCTCGACCGCTATTCGTATCGTATCAGAGCGCGTTGCCCGGTCAACCCTGCGCGATGAATTCAACCTCAGGCATCTCACCCTCTGCCATGTCCTCGCGCTGACCATAGCCACCGATAGAGAAGCCATTCAGCTCACCCGACTGCACACGGCTCCAGAGCTCAGGGGTCAGCTTCACACCGAGCACCCACGAGCCAGAGCGCACCACGTCATCACCGAAGCTCTGAGCGTATGCCTTGTGAGGCTTGCCCTCGATGGCTGCTTTGTAGTCCTCCGGTGTCGGGTAAGGTTGAATCCAAGACTCGACAACCTTGGCACCGTCAGCGGCTCCATTATGGTCAAGACCTACCACCCGCGACTCGCTCAAGAAGTCGTGCGCGGTCTCCTCGATGACTGCCGGGCTCAGATAGTCGTCATGGGCATCGATGATGTAGGGATCGAGCACTACACCGTACACGATGCGCTTGGACTCATCGGCTTTGTAGATGCCGACTCGCTTGCTGGCCTTCTCACGCTCATGCTCACGCTCATAGCGCTCGTTGATGGTGTTGGCCCACTGCTGCCCAGAATCACCACCCCACAAGAGCCAAGCAATGCGACCTGCGCCAGGATAACCCGGTGCGCTGCGGTCTCGGTTCTTTGGCACCGCCATGTCTTTCTGATGTCTCACGAAATAGTTGACCATGCGCTTGATCGTGCTGATGGAGACCCGCCGACCGTTGGCAAGATCACGCGCACGCGCAACACCGACGGCAGTGCCGCCCCTGCGATGCTCACGTCTTAGCTCGAGACCTCGCCGAGCTGCCTCTTGTACGCCCTTCGGTGGCAAGAAGCTCGTCTCAACCTTCTCAATCAGCTCATCGAGGTCACTGATGCGACGCTCAAGAGCCTCGGCGTGCTGCGCTTTCCTGATTGCTGCCGGGTGAGGCAATGATAAATCTGCCGCTTTGCCTAAGACCTCGCGGGCTGCGGTACCGAGCGCGATGACTGCCAAAGGCTCATCGTCTTGGTGGTCACTCAACTCACCAAGATCAATCACGTCAACTTGCTCACGCTTAAGCCCTACGGGCTCCAGGTAGCTCTTGGCGAAGCGTTCACCGCTTGGGCCGCACAAGTGCTTGCCTCGGGCGACATCGAGCCCTGACGGCGTGCTCACGACGAAGAGCAAGCGCTTCTCGGTCTTGCTCGAACGTGGATGCTCAGCGGGCAAAAGGTCATTATCACCGGTGTACTTGGCACTCTTGGGCTTGCCGGTGCCTAGTAGCTCCAAGAACGCCTTGACGCGCCCAAGAGCCCATTGATCACGACTGCCAACGCTTGGGCGATGGCTCACCGAGAACGCACCAGCACCACGACGAAAGACCGCTTTGAGCTGCCCGAGGTCTGCTTGCTTGCCTTCAGCGGTGTAGCGCTCGTTGTGCTCATCGCGTAGGTTTTCAAGTGCTTTGATGTTGGCGTCACTGAGCTCAATACCACCGCGAGACCCACCGGCAGAGCCCTCGGGGTTACGAGTTGAGCCCGTGCGTCGCTCGCTGGGCTTTGCTGGCGTGCTGGGATCGTCTTTCTGCTTGCCAACGCGAGCGGTGGCGGTTGCCGCTGCAAGCTGCTTGTTGCCAGTGCGCTCCAAGATGGCCTCATAGATGGCGTCCCATGCTGCTGAATGCTTGCCTGGTCCTGGCTTCTCGATGAGTTCAAGCTCATCGTGTGACTCGACAACCTCAAACTCGTACTCAGCCGAAGCGCCCTCATGCGGCGTGTAGTCACCCGCCATCAGGCTAGGACCGCCAGCGGTGTCCATCCAGTGATACCCTTCCGGTGCCTGAATCTTAATCGTTGCCATCGTCTCCCCCTTGCCCGTAAAGCCCTTCAAGGTCTTCCATGCCTTCGCCCTCTGGTGCCTCTTGTACTCGAGCGGTCTCGCGCTCAACTGGTGGCAAGCCTGCGAACTCTCGTGCATGGTCCTCAAGTGCATCGTCTGGCGTGATGACACCAGCACCAACGAGAGACGCGATGCCGCTAGCGAACTCGGAAAGTTCTGGCAGCTCAACGTCCTCATATCTCAGCTTAGGACAATAATCGTATGGAATACCATTGAGCTCTAGAAGCTGCGGTATTGCGTGCGCGTTGAACTGCGATGCGATTGAGTCGAGGTAGGTTCCGAGTGATTGAGCAAAGAGCGAGGTCTTGTTGCTCACCAGTGAATAGGAGCCATGACCATCGAGCCCGGTGATTAGGAACTCGGCCATGACTGAGATTAGGATGCGCGACTCATAGCGCTTGATAATCTCATTGACGTCAATGGGACGCCGACCACCAGCACTCAAGAGCTTGAGCCTGAAGCCTGACGGTGTGCCATCGCTGAGCGTCTCAGAAGGAATCACAAGACCTTCGTACTCATCACGACCAACACGTTGGATCATGTCTTTCATCGATGCCAGTACGCTCTTCTCTGCGGCGCTTGCATTGCTCGAGAGCATCTGAAGCGGGACTTCCATACAAGGCAAGCCCGCAAGGTCACGGCTCACGCCGATGGCTTCGTAGGTGGCGATCTTCTTCTTGTAGTAGTAGCTGATGTACGCATTACGAAGCACCGAGCGACCTTCCGGGTTGTTCTTGTGCGCTTCGGTTCTGAAGAGCAAGAACTTGTCTGCCGGGATATAGCGTCTATTGTAGTTAGGTGGCGCGACCTGGATGACACCGCGCACCGCACCGTCATCTTGGTCAAGGTCCCACTTCTCAATTGACTCTTGTGAGCGAATTGGGAAACCCCTGAAGCCGATGCGGTTGTCATCATACTTTGAGCGATAGAGCTTCGACTCGTGCCTTGGTCCTTTGCGTAGCTTATAGGTGATTTCATGCACCGAGAAGCCAAAGACCAAGAAGCTCAAAATCTCGCTGATTGTATCAGTCCAGGTTCGATCGAGATCTTCAAAGAGCGCACCCTCAACGAACTCAGCCACCGCACGCGCTTCGTCATTGTCAGCACCTGGCTCAACCGTCCAATCAACTTGTCGCACCAGTGTCTTGATGGCGTACAAGAACGCTCCAACGATGGCATCGTTTTCGGCCATCTCGCGGAACATCCGCCGCCCTTTGGGGTTCTTGAGGTCATTGAGGAACTCCTCAGTGATCTCACCGCCCATCGACTTGAGACCGGTCTGACCATAGAGCTCAAAAATGTCTATGGGATTCTCGTTTTCGTTCTCGTCACTCATACCAACTTCCCTTCTGCTTTAAGCTGGCGGATTCTCGCCCTGCTTGGTCTTCTAATCGTACACCGACAATTGGCGATGTGCTTGATGCCTGCGCCTCTACTGTTATCACCTGGCCATCGCATCTCTGAGCCATCGGGCAAAGTGAAATAGTCCCCAAGACGTCTCACGTCTCGATTGAGTTCTTGATGACCACGACCACCATCGGTGAGCGATGATGACCACTCGATGTACTCAACACCACTCGCTTCGAGCGCTTTGAGATTGCCTTGGTTCTGCGCTTGCATCATCTCGGTACGTGCGATGAGCGATGCACGCCCCCAAACATTGCGCACAATCGCAGGACCACGCTCGAGCGGTTGCAGAGCGACCCTTGTAGGCTTCTGCCCTGGTGCCAAGACCTCAGCGTCATCGAGGTAGGTCGAGAACCTGATGCGTCGTGCGAGCTCGCTGGCAGTGATACCGGGCTCTTCAGTCATCCACCGACCGATTTGGTTTCCCATGTTGCGCTGGAACTCTTCGCGCACTTGCTCAACCAAGCCAGTCGCCAGCACTGTCTTCTCTCGGAGGAACTCCTCTTGGAAGGTCGGTGGGATGATGAACTTTTGACCGGCACCCATCGAGCGGTTGCCTGCGTCTTGCACTTCTCTCAAGCCGCCGGTCTGAAGGATTGCGATGAGCGCATTGATTGCTCGCTGCTCTGCGCTCTCGATGGTCTTCTTGACCACCGCACGCACGAGCCTCACCTCTTCATCGACGAGCTCTTTAAGGTATCGATCAAGCACTGCCTTAATCTGGCCAGCCATCGCCTTAGAGCGTGCCTCAGCCTGCCTCGCGCCCGGTCCTGCCCTCGTGCCTCTGAAGCTCGGCTCTGGTGTTCTCATAACCATACTTGCGCGCCTCTGCTGCCCTCTGACGGGTTGATGGATATGATTGGCATTGTGGACTCATCAAGCTCAGTCACCGCCCACACCAACGCGTCAAGACGGTCAGGCGATTCGCGTGTCATCGATGGAACGTAGTTGCAGAGCTGGTCTTCAAGCCGCTCGAAAATCCCAACATGATGCACGCGGGCTTGCTCGTACCTTGCGCCGACGGGCTCAGCTCGAGCTTGCTTGCCTCGAGATGCGTGGACGCTCTTAATCGCAACCGTCGGGTTGATGCCCTCGATGATGGTGCGCCAGGTATC